AAGTAACAGAAGGGCCCATTGACTCATTGTTTTTGGATAATTGTGTTGCTGTTGCTGGTGCAGACTTCAGTAGACTACCAGTAGATAATACGACTATTATATTTGATAACGAAAGGAGAAACGTAGAAATATTAAAACAGATGAATAAAACAATTGACATGGGTTATAACATAGTTTTGTGGCCTGATGACATAAAGGAAAAGGACATAAATGATATGATTATGTCTGGACGAAAAAAAGAAGAAATACAAACAATAATTAAAAATAATTCCTATCAAGGCAATATGGCTAAGATAAGGTTCACAACATGGAGAAAACGAGATGCCTAGTAATTACCTACCCACCTCATACCAAGAATTTATTCATCTATCAAGATACTCACGCTGGTTGCCCGAAGAAGGTCGCAGAGAAACGTGGAACGAAACTGTTACTAGATATTTTGACTTTTTTACATCACATATAAAAGAAATGTGTGATTATAATTTACCAATCGCATTAAGAGAAAAATTAGAAGTTGCAGTACTGAGTCAACAAGTGATGCCGTCCATGAGGTGTCTAATGACTGCTGGTGAGGCATTAAGGCGTGAAAATATAGCTGGTTACAATTGCTCATACATTGCAGTAGATCGTATTCAAGCATTTGATGAAATCCTGTATATTCTAATGAATGGCACTGGTGTTGGATTTAGTGTGGAAAGACAATTTGTATCAGAACTTCCAAATGTTGCAGAAGAGTTTCACCACACGGATACCATTATTCATGTTGCAGATAGTAAACTAGGTTGGGCAAAGGCTTACAAGGAACTTGTAGGTCTTTTGTATATTGGACAGATACCACGTTGGGACGTATCAAAAATTCGTCCAGCAGGCGCTCCATTGAAAACTTTTGGCGGCCGTGCATCTGGGCCTGCACCATTAGAAAATTTATTTAATTTTACAGTAAATACATTTAAGGGTTCTGCTGGACGTAAATTGTCTTCATTGGAATGTCACGACATTGTTTGTAAGATTGCAGAGATAGTTGTAGTAGGTGGTGTTCGTAGGTCTGCTTTGATTAGTTTATCTAATCTTTCTGATGATCGTATGAGAGCTGCAAAACATGGTCAATGGTGGCAAGAAAATCCACAACGTGCATTGGCAAACAACTCTGCGTGTTATACAGAAAAACCAGAGATGGGTATTTTCATGGACGAATGGAAGGCTCTTTATGATTCTAAGTCTGGAGAACGTGGTATCTTTAATCGTGAATCTGCAAATAAAATGGCAGAGAAGAGTGGTCGTAGAGAAATAGATGGTCAACACTTCGGCACGAATCCTTGTTCGGAGATAATCCTACGTTCTAGAGAATTTTGCAATTTAAGTGAGCTAGTAGTAAGAGCAGATGACACTAGGGAGTCTCTTTTAGAGAAAGTTAAGTATGCAACGATTCTGGGTACTTTACAATCTACTCTTACAAACTTTAAATATGTTTCTTCTGCATGGAAAAGGAATTGTTCTGAAGAAAGACTATTAGGTGTTTCACTTACAGGTATTATGGATTGTCGTTTGACAAATGGTAAGCAAAAAGGTTTGGAAGATTTATTAGAAGAATTAAAAGCTGAAGCAGTTAGAGTAAACAAAGATATGTCTAAGAAATTAGGTATACCACAATCTGTTGCAATCACTTGCGTTAAGCCATCTGGCACAGTATCACAGCTTGTAAATGCGGCTTCTGGTATTCATGCAAGACACAATCCTTATTATATTCGTACTGTTCGTGGAGACAAAAAAGATCCACTTACGTTGATGATGACAGAAGAGGGGTTTCCTGTAGAAGATGATGTAATGAATCCGTCTAATACTGCTGTGTTTTCTTTTCCTATGAAGGTTGATAAAAATGCAGTATTTAGAACAGATATGTCTGCTATTGAACAATTAGAGTTGTGGTTAACATATCAGAAACATTGGTGTGAGCATAAACCATCTGTGACTATCTCTGTGAAAGAGGATGAATGGATGGAAGTTGGTGCATGGGTCTTTAAAAACTTTGATTATATGTCTGGTGTTTCATTTTTACCATTTAGTGAACACACATATCAACAAGCACCATATCAAGATACTGATAAAGAAGGATATGAGTTCTTACTTAATAAGATGCCTAAAGAGGTAGATTGGAGTAAATTGTCGGACTATGAAAATGTTGACATGACTGTTGGTTCGCAAGAACTAGCGTGTGCAGCTGGTTTCTGCGAAATTCAATAATATGAAAATTATTGTTTGTGAATCATGTGATGCTGAGTTTAATATAAAGCATCACTTAGAACCCCGACTATATAAGATAGAGTTCTGTCCATTTTGTGGAGATGAACTAAACGAAGAGCTCGAAGATGAGCTAGAAGACGAAGACTACGGAGAGGACTACGATGAGTAAATGTCAGGAATGTGGACATGATTGTCATTGTAATGGAGAGTGTGGTTACGTTGATTGGTGTGGTTGTGAAGACTGCAAATGTGAAAGTATAGAACAGGATGAAAACATCATCAGCTAAAGCTAAAGGAAGACGATTCCAGCAATGGGTTCGTGATCAACTAATAGAAAAGCTTGAAGTACACCCCGAAGATGTGGAGTCTAGAAGCATGGGCGCTGGTGGAGAAGACCTTATTATGGCCCGTGCTGCTAGAGAAAAGTTTCCATATTCAATTGAATGTAAAAACCAAGAAACTCTGAACGTATGGAAATCATACGAACAGGCAGAGTCTAACTCTGGCAACTATGAGCCTGTGGTTTTTATTAAGCGAAACAATCAAAAACCATTAGTAGTGGTAGATGCAGAATATTTTGTGGGGCTACATGAACGAGTGGATTGAACAGTATAGACAATATCACAAAGAACATAATGATTATGGTAATGGTGGTGGATTAAAATTTTATTTGCAACACATAGTAGATTTGGTACAAGATACTAAATCAGAGAGTCTATTAGATTTTGGTTGTGGTAAAGCAGAAGGTTACTTAGAATATAATCATCACGAACATTGGGGCGACATAATGCCTGCTCTCTATGATCCAGCTATTTCAGAATATGAGACTTTACCAGAAGGTACTTTTGATGGCGTTATGTCATTTGACGTATTAGAACATATACCCAAAGAACAAATTCCAGAAACTTTTGATAAAATATTCTCTAAAGCAAATAAGTTCGTGTTTCTTGGTATTGCAACTGCTCCAGCCGATGCTATTCTTCCTAACGGTGAAAATGCACATTGTACTGTAGAACCTATTGGTTGGTGGGAGTCTATGGTAAAGAAATATGCTCCAAAAAGAGTATACACACATATAAAGACTTCTGGTAACTGTAATAGTTATTCTATTCTAAATGAGGAGTTATATATGGACTTTTTCCTAAATAATCTAAAAATAAATGAAAAAACTACTTGACATTACTAACGAATCATGTCATAATGTATATATGATGAAAAATATAGAGGGTTATTATTATGGGTAAAGTTAAAAATATGATGATGGATATTGAAGAATTTGTCTATGATTTTGTAGATGAATACGGAAATATTGTTGATAAAACTAACACTTGGGAAACCATTAAATCTGCTGCATATGAAAAGTTTCCAGCGTCTAACAGTTGGATTGACGATATAATTTTGTATGCCAAAATACAATCTGAGGACTATATTCTATGATAGAAACTTCAATCGCAATGGCTATTACCTTTGGTGCTTGTATTGCAACGTATTTTTGGGGACGTTCAGAAATAACAAGTAAAAATATTGATCAGATAACTATAAATATGTTGGAAGTGTTGGACAAAGGTGGTTATATAAAGACTAAATTGAATGACGGAGAAATAGAACTTGTTAAACTCAGCGATTAAATTAGTTTTCTTATGTTTTTTAGTATATCTTTTGTGTAGTTTATTACTACTCACTATACTTTTTTTCGATGCATATGATGTGAGTTGTTTTTTAAAGGGAATATGATTTGAGAAAAGATAGAGAAAAAAGTGGAATGTCTGTACAGGTTAGAAATAATGATGTCAATGGAGCAATGCGTGTATTAAAGAAGCGTATGCAAACTGAAGGAGTTTTTAATGAACTTCGGGAACGTCAAAGTTTTCAATCTAAAGCAGAAAAACGTAGACTAGCAGACGCAGCTGGTAGACGTAGATGGTTAAAGAAAGTGGATAAATTAAAAGAAGAAGGACGATGGAATGACTAGGAAAAGAATAGTTGCAAAGACCACAGTTAATGATGGGTGGGTACAACCTAAAGTTCGTAAGAAACGTAAACCCATGACAGAAGAACAACGTACAGCTGCATCTGAACGTCTTGCAAAGGCAAGAGCTGCAAAGGCCCCTGCAAAGAATCTTAACATTTGTCCAGAAGTATTGAATCTACCAGATGACCATACTCTTTCTGCAAGGAAAGTAAAAGAATGGATTAAAACACAAAAGGAACTTATTAGTTCGTATCGACAAGAAGTTCGTAGAGATGTAAAGGGTTCAGTAGCAAGACTTGCAAATAGTGAAGGTTATGTTCGACATCTACAACACTATCTAAAGTGGGGGGATTACTGTGATGATTTCTATGGTGAGCATCAAGAGAAGAGGGTTAAATGGCAGACGATAAGACCATCAGCAACAACGTAGTCAAGGGCCCTTGGAAGCGGGCTAAAACAATAGAACCAGCACAAACAGATAAAATGTATAATGACATAGCATGGTCAGAAGAAGTAACTGAATCTGTTATGATACCTTTAATACATAATCTTGCAGAAAATGGTGTTGATGTTAAATCTGATATGTTTGTATCGGAAGTTGGGTTTATGAATGAAATAGTTAAGTCTATTTTATTTAGAACTATGGGTTATGGCCATAACATGACAGATTTGATTGGTGTTTTAATGAAAACAAAAACTGAATCAACTGAAGATGTTTATTCTTCATTTGACCAAGAATTGGTGCAACACATAATTGAAAGTGGAAGAGATGATTTGGGAGATGAACCAGCGTGATAATTATTGATATGAACCAAATATCATTAGCCAGTCTAATGATGCATTTGCATATGACTAAATCAAAAGAACCAGATGAGAATATGGTAAGACATATGATTCTCAATTCTGTTCGTATGTATAGGAATATGTTTAATGAAAAATATGGTGAGATTATTCTTACTTACGACTCCAAACATTATTGGAGAAGAGATTTCTTTCCACAATATAAAGCTGGACGTAAGAAGGGTAGAGAAAATGATGATAAAGATTGGGATGCTATATTTGAAGTTCTCAACAAAATAAAATCAGAATTTAAAGACAATCTACCATATAAGTATCTTGAAGTATATGGTGCTGAAGCAGATGACATTATTGCAACTCTTTGTAAAAAGTATCAAACAGAAGAAGTTATGATTGTATCTGGAGACAAAGATTTCATTCAGTTACAGAAATATTCTAATGTTAAACAGTATAGTCCAATTACCAAGAAGTATATAAATGGACATGATCCAATCACCTATATAAAAGAACACATATTAAAAGGTGATACAAGTGATGGAGTACCAAATGTGCTATCACCAGATCATACCTTTACAGAGGGGTTGAGACAAAGACCTCTGAGTAGAAAGAAAATTGACACTTGGATAGATATTGATATGGAAGATATGACTGATGAAGTCAAAAGAAATTATCAAAGAAATGAAAAACTTATCAGCTTAGATAAGATACCAGAGGAGCTCGAAGAAGAGATTCTTAGAGAATTTAGTGAGGCTCCTCATGGTGATCGTAGCAAACTACTAAATTATTTTATACAAACAAGACTAAAGAGTCTTACTGAAACAATTGGAGAATTTTAAATGCCAGAACAAAACTACACTATGCTTTTCCCAGAAATACTGGATAGAGTATCTAAAGCAAAAACTAAAGAAGAAAAGGTAACAATACTAAGAGAGAACAATACTGATGCACTTCGTATAGTTCTTAAATCATCTTTTGATCCAAAAATTGAATGGGTGTTTCCAGAAGGCACAGTTCCATATACACCGAATGATGTACCAGCTGGAACAGAACATACAATGCTTGCATCTGAAGCAAAGAAACTATGGCATTACATTAAGGGTGCAGATAATAAAACTCAAC